TGAGTGCCTGTTTGATAACAGGCCCTTTAGATGTGCCTTGGTTAGTGTCACCGGAGTCACCACCTATTAGAGCGGTACCACCTGTGTAGGCGTTAGAAGCAGCAATACAGCTAATGGTGGAGATATCATTGATACCTGAACCAACTGCGCCCTGCAATTTATCCCAGACTTTAACAACTCGCGCTGTCATAGCCTGTTGTGCATTGATTGCAGAGTAGGAAGCTACGATTTTCCAATCAGCCTGGTCAACTGCTTTATAGCCTAACCTGAATGGGAACACATACCGTTGGGTATTGAAGTTCAACCACTCAAACTTTTCATTATTCCACTCCCCGTGTGGAGCATCATTACCATCATGCCATACATGATCCTTAAGGTCACTGTACGCAACACGACCAGCTTGTTCTGCATTAAGTTTCAGGTAGTAGCCTGAAGACTTTTTAACAGGGGTGATGGTGATATACTTGTTCAACGCAAAGTCTTTAGGATTGCGACTGAACGATACCACAAGTTGACCAGTAGCGTCAAAGCTTGGGATATATGTGTTTGTTCCCGATGGAAACTGGGCATTACCCGATACGAAATCTGCCATGATGTTTATCCTTAATTAGTTAGTTAGTTAAATAACCACAACATGTGGGTTAACTTGGATCAAAACCTTTTCACCCGCATTAACGGTATTGAGTGCGGTACCACCTACATTGTAAGTACCAGCAGCAACCCCAATGTTGATGGCTTTACCATCAGCATCTGACTTAACCTTAGTACCTGCGGTAGCACCACCAGTACCCGTTGTGATAACGCAAACATCGCCTAGGCCAAACACCTTAAGTGATCTGCCTACACCGTTTACAACGCTAGCTGCTAAACCACTCTCCGTACCACCCAAAAGGGTTGCAAGGTTAGGGGGTGCAAATGTGCCTTCTTGGGACACACCGATGATGGACTGGGTGGAAGCGGAGCACTGTGAAATAGTGAACTCGCCTGTGATCCGAACGAACCTAGCAGGGAAGATATCCCCACCTGCAATAAAAGCTGGATTGTACAAAGCCATGAATTAATCTCCTAGTTAAAGTACTTTTTCGGCATTCATTTTACCGAGTGCTTCTTGGTATGAAATGCCATTAGCAGTTGCGTATTCAATAGCACTTGCCACTTCGTCCTTGGTTCGCCCACGAGGTCCACCTGAACGGGATTCTTGATAGTATGAGCTTCTTGCACCGAGTGGTGCACGCTGGTAACGCTTACGAATAATCTGGAGATGGGAACGGTAGGTTGTTTCTGGAAGCGATTGCACAAGTGCAAGCTCTTCACCACGGTCCAACATATACCCTTCTGCTTCCAACTCAATAAGGTCCTTTTCGCGTTCTGCACGCTGGAACTTAATTTTGATAGTACGGATCTCCTTTTGCAAAAGTTGGTTCTCTTGCTCCACCCTGGAGAGTTTAATCCTGTCGTACTTGTTACGGGATTGTTTGATAGGTTCTTCAGGTTCAGAAGACTCCTCTGGCATAGGTGCTTCTTCTTCTGGGCCTTGTTCTGGCATAGGTTGTTCACCACCCATGCTAGGGTCTTCCATGCCCTGTTCAGGCATAGGAGGTTGTTCACCGGGCATTCCTTCAGGAGGCATACCACCTTCTTCAGGTGCACCCTCTGCACCACCCTGTTGAGAGAGTTGGGTTAGAAATTGCCAAACATCCGTTTGTTGGAGTCCTGCTAAAACGCCTTCAATAATACCTTGTTGATCATTCATTCCTATAGTCCTTTGATATTTTTTAACCCCGCCCTTAGATAAGCGGAGTAGGCCTAAGTCTCGTTCTGGAGTAGTTGCACCGAGCAAACTAATCGGGTCTATTTTGTAATCGGATAACCACAGTTCAATGGATCTCCTTGGGAAACCTCGAACCTTATCAGCAGCATGTTTGAAGAACTTGAAAGTTGCAGTGATGCACTTTCTACCAGTCTTGAAGAAGGGTTCCACCTTTAGGTTGGTTGCGTAACCAACTATCTCAGGCTGATCGTCTTCACTAGCATCGTCCTTGGTGTGACCTATGACGAGTGGTATCTCGTCACCAGTACTACCCATGCGCTTATTGTTGACACGAACTATCTCATTTAGCTTCTTCTGGTCGAGCCTAATCACCACATTCCCCTTACCATCCTTAAGCTCATGCTCGTCCAGAATGGGAACATGGTGCTTCACAATCATCTCGTTGTCTTCCATTAAACTCCTCGCAGTTTTTTAATCATATGTGTTAGGTTGGAATCTTTTTCGAAGCGTTTTACACCGTCATCTTTTGGTGCAAACTGTCCCCCGTTGTATTGACATCCTCTGAAGTTTACACCGTGTTTACCTGCACGGTACTGGTCTTTAGCGTGTGCGGATTTCTTAGCAAACTTCTGTGGTTGTGGTGTTCTCATCTTGTCCCAAACCTTTCCTGCTTTGTTGTACTCCTTCTCTGCTGCCTTAGCAAAGGCGCGCAGTGAAGGTACACTGTGTTTTAGTTCTGAGCTTATAGCCTCTAGTGAGAAGTAGTCCCCGTCCTTAGCATCCTCAATCAGGTGCTGTGCATGTTCTGGTATCAACTGTTGCACTGTGAGACTGTCTATTAGCTTCTTTAGCCCACTGCTCTGGAGTACGGTCCTTGCGTGCTCCTTGCAGTACATCTCTCTTCGGTTAGATTCACTAGTCATGTCATCGTAAAGGCTAGGGTCATTACTTAGGGAGTTAACTGCGCCCTCTATTTCTTCCCACTTTGCATTTGGTACTAATTGTTGGTATTTAGATAAATGTTCCGGCTTTATGTTACTTAGGTCTTGGCTTAGTAAGTCCCCAACTGGTGGTAGTTCCTTGTTAGGAGTGTTGTGCTGTCGTAAGAATCCCTCAAGGATTCTTCGACTACGGTCAAACTTTAGACGGGCCTTGGTTTTTTTGGAGTACTGGGTTTTCCCTGCGCTGCTATCACTGGCTGGTACGGCATTATTATTGGCCTGGGGTTGGGGTTGACCACCCATCTGTGCATTTTCATATTCACCTATTATATTTTGATAAGCTTGTCTGGACTTTGGTAGTGCACCTGCACTGTTCCAATCTCCATTATGCCCTACAATCTCACCTTGTCCAGAATTTTCTTCTACATTTAAGTTATTTAATGTAGCAAATTGGGCAACGGTGTTTCTCTTTTGCTTGTTTGGATCAAACACCAGCACCTTGGTGGACTTCGCTCCAGGCAGAATAGTCTTGTAATTTATCCCAGCTAGGTCGAACTGTTTTTTAACCGCACCCACATCCGTGTTAGGGTGCTCGATGTGGTACATACTGTCTGGGCCGTTAGGGTTTGGAGTAAAGACCAGCATGGATTTCTTCTGTCCTGAGATACCGTGCCATGCTGCTAAGTACTTTAGCTTTGCTGCATCGGTTCCAATAGGGGCCATGTGCACGATAGATTCTTCTGACCCAACAGGTCCATCATGGATCGCATTCTGTGCAGTAGTCTCTACACCAGCCTTTGCATTGATCTGATTACCTAGTGCACCCTGGGCTAGGTTCTTACCACCGGGTGAGCGTGCGATGGAGTTAGCAAAGGGCTTGTTAGTCCTGGTAGCTGCGGGTGTTCCCGTCATACCACCTGGGGAGGGAGTGAACTGTGCAAACTTGAGTAGTTTCCCAACCTTGCGTTGTTGCACCTTCTCACCTAAAGCCTCTGCTGCACTATTCATCATGGACTTGGTTGTACCTGAAGCAAGGTTAGCTGCCATAAGGTTCACAAAGGTTTCAGCGTACTTGCGTAGTTGTTTAGGTATTAGGTCGTAGATCCTAGTTTCTGGACTAACCCCACCCCTTTTTATTCCTTCAATGAGTTCTTTGAGGCTCTTATGTGCACGACTCTGCGTGCTGCTAGCCTTAGAAGCATTTGGTGAATTTCCGTGTCTTGATTGGGTTTTTGCCATAAAACTGGCAAGCTCTTTATCTTGGTCGGTAGTGCCATGTAAAATCTCCTTACCTATATTTGAAAATTCTTCAACCTTGTCCATGTCTCCCACAGTCATTGTGGTGAGCGCACCCATCATAGTTGTGCCTCTAAATGCTGCATACTCGATTATTCCCTTTAGTCCGCTCCAACCTGAGGCTTGTATATCTGCTGCTTCCCAGTTGTTTTTCTTTTCAGGGGTGTTGTAATAGCCCGAAGCTGGGTGTTGTTCGTTTACTTGGATCTTGTTTAGGATTGCTGCTTGTTCTTCAAACCCCGCAGCAATGAATTTATAATCTGCATCCATTAGCAGGTTATCGTCTTTCTCGTTCCACTTTTGACTAAACTTTCCTTGATTAACACCGTGTCGGTACGACTCCCATACATCTAGAACACCTTTGTCCATTACACCCCAGCACGCTAGTCTGACGTTCTCTATTTTAGGTCCACCTTCAAATAATGGAGTTCCTAATCCCAATACCTTCTTATCTTCTCCAGTGAGTGCACTAAGGATGGAAGAACCGTATGGAGATTCTTTTTCCTTTGCTAGCTCAGGGTCTAGTTCTATCTTCTGTTTTCTATCAGGGTCTTTTAAGGCCATCCACTTGGCTAGGGGTTTCTTCATACCACCCGCACCGTCTTCCCCATCATCACCACTGGAGGACAAATACAAAGGTGCTGGTTTATTCTTCTCCACCCATTTTATAAGTGCAGCATAGTCCTTATGGTCAGCTTTAGGCTCTTTCTCTTTGTACTCTTCCCACGCATCCCATATATGTAACGCAATGACCATATTAGACTTCACTGAGATGCCTGGGGATGTTGCTGCAAGTACTGCACAGAACCTAGCACTGTCTAGACCATTCCTAAGGAAGGGGGACATTTTTTTTTGTGATGGGTGTTTCTCCCATTGAAGGTAAGCTTCCTTAACTTTATTTGTGATTACTGTAGGGTTGTTGTCCTCATGGTCGGGGCCTTGTCGGTTCTCATGTAAACCAAACATACCGTGGAATAACTTGGCTGAATCGGTGTACCATTTCTTTTTGCTAACCCCAATTGCAGAAGCACCTGCCATGGTGTTGTTACTTAGGGTGCTGTTGTACGCAGCTAATCCATTCACTAGGGCGTTATGGGTCACCTTCATGTCATCATTGCTGAATATCTTGTGTGCAATGTGGTCCTCAGGTAGAACCTGTGCTAACTGTTGTCGGGTTATCCCCGTTTTTAAGTCTCCCCCAACCATTTGTAGTTTTTCAGCAAAGTTAGCTGGATAAGTTTGGGGTGTTCTGCGTTCTGCAAGTGGTTGTGCTTTGTTAGCCTCACGACCAATAGCTTGTAGCCTTGCTGCCTTACTATCCCCTTTAGATGTGCTCTTTATTTTAGAGTTGGCGTATTCCATTGCAGCTTTTTTATCTTGGTGCAATGTGCCAGGTATGTTGTCTCCTAGACTGGTAGCTTTTCTATACCCATTGGGGTCTTGTTTGCGCCATAGGTCTAGTTCTTTTTGTGGAACATTTTGTCCAGACAGGTATTGTTTACCGTTGAGGGTAAACAATCCCGCACCTACATAGTAACCACTATCCCCTTTGACAAAGTCTTCAGGAGACTGTCCAAAGGTTGTTTGTTCTCCGTTGAGCAGTCCCTTATTGCCAGCTATATCATTTACCCTAGGAAGGCTAGGCACCACACTTTTAGGTATGTCGTGGGAGAAACCCTTTCTAATAGCAGCAGGGGAGAACGCGTACTCTTGGGTGAGTTGTTCGATTACATCCTTTTCATGTGCACTTCTATCCACACCCGGTTTTATAATCTCTTCAAAGGACCTTGTAGCTTTTGGGATAGAGTTAGCCTTAGTGCTCTTTGGAAGCTGGGCTAGCCTCTTGTTTCCCTGATCCATGATGTAGGCCCGTTCCTCTGGCTTTAACTTAACACCAGTAACACCTACATGTTTAGGGTCGGTTAATGCACCTGCAATGTTCCCCCTTAACCAACCTGCACGAAGGTTACCCTCATGGTCACCTAGAGGTTTCTTCTCTTCTGGGGGTTTAGCTTTAGCCTTAGGTTTTCCTACCTTAGGTGTTGTCACCTTAGGCACAGCTAATGTCTTAGCTGCAAACTTGAGCGGACGCGGAAAGTTTGCTAGCTTATTGAAGGTTATTACACCCTTTAAATATCTTTGAATATTGGGCATCTTATCTACGCCCTCTAAGGCGTGGAAATAGGGGTTTTCTTTGTGCAGGTGCCTGTTGGTTCGGTTTAGGAGTATTTACGACAGGAACGGGGTTATTAGAGGCCTTAACCGTATCTGCAATGGGGTTAGACTTACTGATGGTTGGCATCTTATTTACACCCTCCACAGGCTTAGGTGGTACTTTAGGTGCTTGTGCTACAGCTTCTTCTGGGTGTTCTGGAACCACCAAGTTCTGGTAGGTCTTTCCAGTTGGTTTTGGTGCTGGTGGTTTTTGTGGTACAGGTGGTGGTTGTGCCACTGGTGGTTGTTGTGGTACTACTGCCTTAGGTGGTTGTGCAGGTGGAACAATACCCGGCTGTTTAGGTACCATAGGACGATCATTCATGTCCTTATTGGGGTTCTTGGGGTTAGGTACCTGCCCAGTAGGTGGTCGAACAGGTCTTGGTATGTTTCCACGCTCCAGGTTGAAGTCGTGCACATACTTCTGCTCACCCGCACCTAGCTTGGTGTAATCGTCCGGTGGTCTGGTGGAACCTTCAGCCTTCATGCGCGCATTGTTTTTAGCTTGGAACTCTGCCATTGCCGTGTTCTGCTCTGGGGATAGACTGCTCCCAGTTGGTGCAACTTTTGCAGGTGCTTGGTTGTTTAGAGATCCGTCAGGGCGTATTACACCTTGTTCCCGCATCTTTGCAAGGAAGGGATCACCTGAACCTGGAGTACCGTTCCATTGACCCGGTGCAAATGTGCCACCTTGTGGTGCAGGGGGTGGGGTTGTCTTTGTAACAGGGGCAGGTGTAGGTGCTGCAAGTGGTGCTTGTGGAACCCCAGTAGGTCCATTCTGTTTCACTAGTTGTGCGGATCGTTGTCCATTGGCAGCGTAGTTTGCACCACCTTGATCCATGGAGTTGGGTGCCCAACCATTAGCAGCTTCTGT